ATTGCCGGCGTCAGCACCATCGAACGTGAATACGAGGCGTCAGATCAACGACGCTTCTTTGTGCCGTGCCCGCACTGTGGTCACCGGCAATGGTTGCGCTTCGAGCAACTGCGCTGGGAGCGCGGCGAGGACGGGACGTTTCCAGAAACTGCCGCTTACGTCTGCGAATCCTGCGAGGTGCCGATTCCCGAGCACCACAAGACCTGGATGCTGGAGCATGGCGAGTGGCGCGCCATGGTGGCCAACCCGGCCGAAGGGAACAACCGCACGGCCGGCTTCCACCTGTCGTCGCTGTACAGCCCGATCGGCTGGCGATCGTGGCGCGACATCGCGATCGCCTGGGAGCGTTCCATCAGCAAGGAATCCGGATCGTCGGCCGAGATCAAGACCTTCAAGAACACCGAACTCGGGGAGACATGGGTCGAGGAAGGTGAAGCGCCCGATTGGCAGCGTCTGCTGGAACGGCGTGAAGACTATCGCATCGGGGCAGTACCGATCGGTGGCCTACTGCTCACCGCCGGTGCCGACGTCCAGAAGGATCGCATCGAAGTCTCGGTCTGGGCCTTCGGACGGGGCAAGGAATCCTGGCTGATCGAGCACCGCGTTCTGATGGGTGATACCGCCCGCAACGAAGTCTGGCAATCGCTGGCCGCTGTCATGCACGAGACCTGGACACATGAGACCGGCTGCCAGATGTCGCTGGCGCGACTGGCACTCGATACCGGTTTCGCCACCCAGGAAGCCTATGCCTTTGTCCGTCAGGTACGTGATTCCCGATTGATGGCGGTCAAAGGGGTAGCCCGTGGTGCCGCCCTGGTTGGCACGCCGACAGCGGTCGATGCCACCACCGGCGGCAAGAAATTGCGCCGGGGCATCAAGGTGTTCTCGGTGGCCGGCGGTATTGCCAAGCTGGAGTTCTACAACAACCTGCGCAAGGTGCCGGAGGTGGCCGAGGACGGCGTCACGGTTCGCTACCCGGCTGGTTTCGTGCATCTGCCCAAGATCGATGCCGAGTACCTGCAGCAACTGTGTGCCGAGCAACTGGTGACCCGGCGCGACCGCAACGGCTTCGCCATTCGCGAGTGGCAGAAGATGCGCGAGCGCAACGAAGCGCTCGATTGCTACGTCTATGCCCGGGCAGCTGCCGCTACCTCCGGCCTCGATCGCTTCGAGGACCGGCACTGGCGCGAACTGGAAAAGCAACTCGGGATCGCCAATGCCGATCCCCCTGATTCATCCGATGTATCCGATATCGAGGCCACCCACAGAGGTGGCCTCGCTGTTTCCGGGGTCCGCAGTATGGGACGCCAACTGATCCGCAGCCGCTGGCTGACCTGAAACCCTCATCAAAAGGAAATCGCAACATGAGCCTGCAAACCCAAATCCATAGTCTGGTCATCCGCGTCGCCGACGAATTCAAGGCGGTCTATTCGAAGATCGGCAACCTCTCCTCGCTCTCCACCACGGACAAATCGACCCTGGTGGCGGCGATCAACGAACTCAAGGCCGCCATTGCCGCCGTGGCCGTCATCGATGATCTGGCGCCGGGGAGTACCACCACGACCTTCTCGGCCTCGAAGATCGTCACCCTCCTGGACGATCTGCGCGCCCAGATTCTCGGCGGCGCTGATGCCGCCTACGACACCCTGCTCGAGTTGCAGCAGGCGCTGCAGAATGATCAGACCGGCATCGCGGCCCTGACCGCGGCGATCGACAAGCGGGTGCGCTTCGATGCGCCGCAAACCCTGACTGCGCCGGAGCAATTGCAGGCCCGCAGCAACATCGGGGCGGTGGCCAGCAGCGATATCGGCGACACGGCGACCGACTTCGTCGCCATCTTCGAAGCCGCCCTGATCGCCTGATCATGAGTCTGGCCACTCAGATCAGTGCGCTGACCAGTCGGCTGGCGACCGAGATCCGGTTACTGGTGCGTCCGGAGCATCCGGGGATCGCTCGAGCCTGGGTCAGTTTCGGCTATATCGGCGGTGCCATCCAGATCGGCGCCTCCCACAACGTCGCCGGGGTGACACGCCTGGCCACCGGGCGCTACCGGATCAGCTTTGCCACGCCGTTTGTCGATGCCAACTACTGCTGGCTGGCCTTTGCGCGCAGTTCCGCCAATACCGGCACTGCACGCACGGCGCTGGCTCGCTCGACCTCGGATGCCAAGACTGTGGACTACGTCGAAGTGATTTGCGCGACCGGCAATACCTCGCTGACCGACACGACCGAGATGAATCTCGTGGTGTATCGCTGATGGCCCACAGTCAGGAACATCTCCTTGCTCTGGAAGCCGCGCTCGCCAAGGGAGAAAAGCGCGTCACCTTCGGCGACAAGACGGTCGAGTACCGCAGCGTCGAGGAATTGCGCGCCGCCATCGAGACGGTGAAACGCGATCTGCACGACCAGGCGGTGGCTAGTGGCCTGTGGCCCAAAGCGCCCCGGCAACTGCGTGTCACCACCTCCAAGGGATTCTGAAATGGCCTGGTTGAAACGAATGTCAGCCAGACTTGGCTACCGCCTGTTCGGTGGCACCCCGCTGCACGAGGCTGCCGGTGGCGGTCGCCGTTCCTTTGCCTGGCTGCCGAGCAACCCTGGTGCCGTGGCGGCACTGATGGCGACGCAGACGGAGTTGCGCACCAAGAGCCGCGATCTGGTGCGGCGCAACGCCTGGGCCAATGCCGCCCTGGAATCCTACGTGGCCAATGCCATCGGCACCGGCATCAAGCCGCAGTCGCTGGTGACGGACCCGGCGCTACGCGAGCGGATCCAGACCCTCTGGCGCGACTGGACGCTGGATGCCGATGCGGCAGGGTTGACCGATTTCTACGGCCTGCAGGCGCTGGCCTGTCGCGCCATGCTCGAAGGCGGCGAGGCGCTGGTGCGGATCCGCTACCGGCGGCCTGAAGATGGGCTGGCGGTGGCGCTGCAACTGCAGGTGCTGGAGCCCGAGCATCTGCCGGTCACATTGAATACCACGGCCGAGAACGGCAACATGATTCGTGCCGGCATCGAGTTCGACCGGCTCGGTCGACGGGTGGCTTACCACCTCTATCGCACCCATCCCGAGGATGGCGCGCTGGCACCGATGTCCAGCAATGGAGGCATCGAAACGGCCCGTGTCGATGCCGCCGAAATCCTGCACCTGTTCCGCCCGCTGCGTCCGGGCCAGATCCGGGGGGAGCCCTGGCTGGCAAGGGCGCTGGTCAAACTCAACGAACTCGACCAGTACGACGATGCCGAACTGGTGCGCAAAAAAACCGCCGCGATGTTCGCCGGCTTCATCACCCGTCTGGCCCCCGAAGACAACCTGATGGGTGAAGGCGTGGCGGACGCCAATGGCGTGGCACTGACCGGTCTCGAACCGGGTACGCTGCAGATCCTCGAACCCGGCGAGGACGTGAAGTTCTCGCAGCCGGCCGATGTCGGCGCGAGCTACGCCGAATTCCTGCGCATGCAGTTCCGCGCGGTGGCCGCTGCCATGGGGGTGACCTACGAGCAATTGACCGGCGATCTCACCCAGGTCAATTACTCCTCGATCCGAGCGGGCCTTTTGGAATTCCGCCGCCGCTGCGAAGCCTTGCAGCACGGCGTGATCGTCCATCAGCTGTGCCGGCCGATCTGGCAGGCCTTCATCGAACAGGCCGTGCTCGAAGGGGCACTGTCACTGCCCGGCTATGCCCGGGGAGGACCAGCCAAGCGCCGCGAGTACCTTGCCGTGAAATGGATTCCCCAGGGCTGGCAGTGGGTGGATCCGCAGAAAGAGTTCAACGCCATGCTCACCGCCATGCGCGCCGGCCTGCTGTCGCGCTCCGAGGCGATCTCGTCCTTTGGTTACGACGCCGAGGATGTTGATCGGGAGATTGCCGCCGACAACGCCCGGGCCGATGCCCTTGGCCTGGTGTTCGAGTCCGACCCGCGTCATGACCTGGCGGCGGTGCCTGCCGCCCCCGTTCCTCCCGACAACCCGGAGAACCCCTGACATGAATCTGCCTCATCTGGCGTCCCGTCTCTACGGGACGCCGCTTTTGCTCGCCCGTGCCAAGCTGGATGTGATCCTCTCCGTGCTGGGCGAACGGGTGAACTGGCCGGAATCAGATCTGGCCGCACCGCTGGTCTCAAAGCGGCCAACGATCGATGCGCCGGTGGGCATCACCGTCATTCCGGTGGTCGGTTCGCTGGTCCGCCGCACCGTGGGCCTGGACCCG